GTAACAACAGATACATTATTTATACTTCGACGGAAAAGCCAATTGTTGATAAATTATCAAAGGCATTGCGAAAAATAGAGATGTCTAATACTGTTAGTGGTTCAAACAGACATTATACAACAATTACAACAACGAGCGAAGAAAACTATCTCCTGCTGTATTTCTGGATGTACGCAAGTGGAGGTAATGCTACACTTGACACAATGCAGATTTCAACTGGAAATCGGTTGCTCGATTATGTTCCTTATTCGGATTACGAAATGCCAAATTTGAAACTTGCGCCACACCAGTTTGATGGTATCACTATTAATATAACAAACTGCACTGATGAAATGGCAAACCTGTTGGGTCACCGAAATCTTGGTGCATTGGACAAGGGATATATTTGCCTTGTTGCTGATGATGGATATGCAAAAGTCAGCAACGTTACATTTCCGATAGCTAAAGAAAAGAATATCCCAATCACACTTGCATTATGGACAGATTCTGAAGTTGTTACAAATCCAACATTGCTTGCAGAGCTAAGAACAATGATTGCTAATAACAATATCGGAATATGCCAGCATGGTGTAGGGCATTTTACAGATTATTCGCCTAAAGAACTTTACAATTATCTTATCAGCGAAAAAGACAAATGGGTAAATCTTTCGCTAAATGTAGCGGGAGTTGCATATCCCAATCATAGCAGAAACGAGCAAGTTAGAACTATTTGCGGTGCATTATACGGTGTATGTTGCAGTGGTGGTCCGACACGCCCTATGGTTTACTCGCATGACACAAACGGCGCAAGGTCAAATATTTTTGATTTATACAGGATATCATTATACAGCGAGAATGAAAACTATCTAAAGGGCGCTTGCGATTTTGCAAACTCAAATAAAAAATTGGTAATTATCTTTTGGCATGACAGTGACATCTATGGTGACGCCGACCAAATTAATAAATTAAAGAACGTAATAGATTATGCGAAAACTATCGGACTTACATTTGTAAATGTAGGAGATATTCCACAAATTAACTAAAGAAGGCTTTATCTAACCTTAAAAACAAAAAGGAGTCTCAAAATGCTGCACACCATCCTCAACTTCCTCGCTTCCCTCTTCTCCGCCCTCTCCCGGGCGGCAGATGCTTCTACCTCTGACCCGGTGTCCACTGTGGACACCCAGAGCGCCGCTCCCCCCGGCTGGGATGGCCCCGGGCCTTACCGCTATCTCGATGTGAGCCGCTATCAGGGCAAAATCACCCTCGACGGCTGGCGTAAGGTCAAAGCGGCTGGCTACAAGGGGGCGATGCTCAAGACGGTCTCCACCAACCGCAAGCTCTCCAAGCGGGCAGACGGTTTGTACATCGACCCCACCTTTGAGGACAACTACAAAAACGCCAAAGCTGCCGGGCTGGACGTGGGCGTTTATTACTACACCTACGCCACTAGCGAGGCTATGGCAGATGCAGAGCTGGCCCTTGTGCGGGAAGCGGTACGAGGCAAAGAGCTCACCATGCCCGTGTGCGTGGACGTGGAAGAAAACAAGCTCAAACCCATGAGCACCCTGGACCTCACCAACCTCACCGCCTACGCGCTGGAGCAGGTGGAAAAGATGGGCTTTTATGCCCAGCTGTACACCTACACTGGTTACGGCTATGAGCTGGACATGCAGCGCCTGGCTGCCCGTTGGGACGTCTGGCTGGCCGACTACACGGGCGAGACGCCCAAGGTGGATTACATCTACCACGTCCACCAGCACACCAGCGAGGGCCGTGTGCCGGGCATCTCCGGCAATGTTGACCTCAACGTGACCACTCTCAACTACCCCAAAATCATCCGCAAGAAGGGCCTGACCCGTCTTCGGGAGGGCAAATGACCGAAAAAGAAGCTTTGCTGTGGGTGCTGGGCATCCTGGGCAGCCTGTGCGCTGCAGCCATCACCATTGACAAGGTGCTGGAAATCATCCACAAGTACATCAAAAAGGCGCAGGAGCCGGACAACGTGCAGAACAAGCGGCTGGATGAGATGGACAAACGCATCGGCACCTTGGAGCAGGGCCAGCTTCAGCACACACAAGCCCTTGCCCGTGACCTGCACCGCTTTGAAGAAATCGACGAGGTGAGCCGTCTGACCCTCGACGGGGTGCGCAATCTGCCGGACGCCCAGCTCTCCGGCAACAACCGCGAGGGGATGCAGAAGAGCCGCGCCGACATCGACAACTATCTGTTAAAAGGAGTGACCAATCATGGTAGCACTGGCAACTAAGCTTTTTGACCTTATCCCCGCCCCTGTGGCCCTCGTGCTCATGCTGGGCGGCTTTATCTTTTACGCCCTGGGCTGCGTCCGGCTGGGCTATGGCGCAGCGGTAAAGCCGCTGGTGCTGGACCTCATCGAGCGGGCTGAGAAGGAAATCCTTGGCACAAAGCGCGGCGCAGAGCGCAAAGCGTGGGTCGTGAAGATGCTCCGAGCCACCCTGAGTACCAGCAAATACGGCAGGCTTATCAGCTGGGCCATCACCGATGAGACCATCGGTGCCGTGATTCAATTTTTCTTCGACCGCGCCCGGGCGGCGCTGGAAAAGCAGTAAGGAGATTATTATGGCA